GTAAGCGTTTGTGAAGTGCTATCGTATTCGCGCCCCCAAAGCACTCCACCCCAAACCAATACGCCGTTACGATCTACGTAAACTGCGGTGCGCCCTGGGATAGTTCCGTTGGATACATTAAGTCCAGCCGCGTTTACGCCAGACAACAACAGGTGTCCTGTAAATGTGCCAGCAGAATTAAGTTGCTGAGTAAAATTGACTCCCGTAATTGGGAGTTCCGCAAGAATACTATTCGTGAGTAAATCGGCAAATAGATATCGGTAAGTTGTAGGCATTATTCTAGCAAATTGTAAATTTCAGGAATTGGCGGTTGTTCAAATACGCCCTCTTGGTATTTAAGACCCACGTGCGCAGGGTTTTCATCTGTGTACTCTACGCAGACTTTACCTGTTACTAAATCTGCTATTTCTTTGTTTTCTGCAACAATAACATTTTCAACAACATTGTCTGCGATAACTGCAAAAGTAGCCATTTTATCTCCTAAGGGTGGAATACTCCGTCTTTGTAAGTTCCTTGACTGTAAGCAGGGGAGTTCTCAAAAGTCATTAGTACAAATTCAGTATCTTCTGTTTTAGGATAACTTTTTGTTTCCCAAACATACCCTTGTACAATTCCTTTTTCTACTACCGCGTACATCTTATACGGTAAATCGTTTACATCAGGTAATTTACCAGTAGATAAGGACTGCTCCTGTTGCACCTGCGCCTCCTGCTCCAAATGTTCCAGTAGTAGCGCCACCGCCACCGCCACCGCCGCCGCCGTTACCGTAACCGCTTCCTGCACTACCAGCAACGCCAACGGTATTTACTGCGCCACCTGCTCCACCGTTACCGCCAGAACCAGTTGCATTTGTTCCACCAGTTCCGCCAGCACCTAAAGAACCAGCAGTTTGACCTGCACCGCCTCCACCGCCACCGCCACCGCCTGTATTTCCAAAAGTAATAACAGTTCCTGCTGTGCCGCCTGAACCAGCAGTTCCAGATGAAGAACCTGTTGAAGAAGTAGCCGTTGCTCCAGCGCCAGCGTTTGTTCCTCCGTTACCACCTACTCCACCAAAACCATTACCTGTTCCACCACCGCCTCCACCGCCACCGCCACCTGATGCTCCCGTACTTCCTGCCGCACCGTTACCTCCGTTTGCAGTTGCAGCGCCTCCGCCTAAACCGCCTGTTGATGTTACGGTTCCATTTGTAAAAGTAATTGAAGTGGTACCACCAGTTCCGCCAGCAGCCCCAGATGAAGCGCCGCCAGTTCCACCGTTACCAACAGTAATTGAGACAGTTGAAACATAATTTATGTAAAGACCAAAAGAAACTTGACCGCCTGCTCCGCCACCACCTCCACCACCTGCAACGGTAGAACCTGTAAAACCTGCTGCGCCGCCACCGCCTCCACCAACAACTGCTATCCAAGAAGCAATTTGACCTAAAGCATAAGAAGCGTTTGTTGTTGTGACTGCTGTTCGTAAAGTAGGCGCAACGCTAGTGCTTGCCGCAGGTGTTTGATTAATTCCCATTTCATATATCCTTTTTAGTAGTAAAGATAAACTACGCCAGCGCCGCCAGAAGCACCTGCCCGTACATCGCTTGTACTAGCGCTTCCGCCTCCGCCGCCACCTTGACCAAGTGCGCCTGCCGTTCCAGCAGTCTTAAAACCTCCAGCGCCTCCTGAAGAAGTTGTTCCAGCCGTTGAAGCACCTGCGCTGCCAGCGTTGGTAAAAATATATCCGTTGCCGCCGCCGCCGCCGCCTGGACATTGAAAAGTAAAATATGAATTACCAGATCCGCTTGGAAGATTAGAACCAACATATGCTATTTGAGAACCGCCGCCGTCTGCGCCATTTGCTCCACCTGCTCCACCTGCTCCACCTGAAGTAGCGCCCATTCCTCCACCGCTCATTCCAGTACCACCAGTACCTTGATATGGGCCTCCACTAGATACAGTTTCAACAGAGTTTTGTCCTCCGTTGCCTCCGCTAGCGGTAAAAAATCTGTTTCCAATAATAGTTGTTCCGCCTTTAGCGGCAACACTTCCGCCTGCACCAATAGTGATAGCAAGATTGTTTGAAAGTTGAACTCCTGAAATTGCGCCCATATTTACAAAACCAGCGCCACCGCCACCTCCTCCTGCCGCTGCTGGACCACCAGCGTTTTGTCCAGCGTTACCGCCGCCGCCGCCTCCACCTACGGCGATAAAATAAACAGAGTCAACCGTTGAAGGAATAGACACATTTTGACTAGAAGTAATTGTGTTTTGCAAAGTTGGGGCAGTTGTACGACCTGCGCTTGGCGTTGGGAAGGTACTTACAGCCATTTGTTATACCTGAGTCATTCCGCTAATCGCAAAGTTGATTGAAGTAGCAGACGCTCCACCTGTAATAGTTTCTGTCGCTACTAATGTTTGTTTGATATCAAAAGTTACAACCGCGTTTGCGGCAATTGCTACCGTAGTAGCAAATGAAGTATTAGAACCAGCGGTTCCCATGCCAATAGTAAAAGTACCTGCTGAACCTGCTGTATTAGTAACTACAATATTCGTCACAATAGCCGTTGTGCTTGCTGGTACTGTGTATAAAACAGTAGTTGTAGTAAGCGACGCAGCGCCGCGAAACATTTTTATTGGTGTATTAGTTGCCATTTAGTATGCTCCCATAAATATAATCGTTTCAACGCCTGAAGTGTCCGCTGAAATTGCTGCTGTTGCCACTGTTCTTGTATCGGTAATATTAGCAGTAAGAATTGAAGTTACGCCTGTTCCAACCAATACGGTTGCTAGCGATATTGAGTTTGTAGGCGTTGCTGGAGCGGCTGGAGATGCCGCAGGAGTTCCCGCCAGAACTTGAAAAGCCACTTGATTAAGAGATCCCGTGTAATAAGCGTCAGATACGGTCATAACAATACGGTCAATACGCGGATTAGAACCATTGGCTGTTGTAATAGTTAAGTTTGTGGTGGCATCGTTGTAAGCAATATAAGATCCCATATTGCTTTGGTAATTTCCAACAATAGACGCCCAACCAAGAGCGACATTTACGCTCATATTTGCCACGCTGTTTTGCGTAACCGCTAAATCAGCCGCAGATAGAATTCCAGAAGTACGCCACAAACCTTGAGTGGTTAGGCGATCATTTTCAGCAGGGTGTGAAGCGTTTTGCTGCCAACTGGGTGGTGTGCGTAATGCCATTGTCTCTCCTTAGATGTATGCCGAACGCCAAGATACAGTAGCAGCCGTAGTTCCCGCTAGTGTACCAGCGCCAGTAAGATAGAAAGCGTTTGCGCCTGGGGCTGCGCCAAACCAAGTAGATGTGCCTGAAACTAAGTTACGAGCCGCCGTACCGTTTACAGTAATCAACTTGGAGTCAAGATCAACCAATATAGTATCGGTGTTGCTGTAAGATCCTGTAATTGTAATGTAATTGCCAGATGTAGTGTTACCTACAGTTGGGTTCAAAATTGGACCATTTATTGAGATCGTGGGATATGTGGTTGCCCAACCATTGTTTGTGACCGTGGTTGATCCGCCAGATGAACCATACCCGTAGATAAGATTGTAAATACGATTGTAAGTACGCCCCAAAGCGTTTGATACGGTCATAGCAGCCGTTTGGAGCGTGTCGTCATATTTACGTGGGTCTGGGCAAAAAAATGTAAAACTTGATTTAATGTATCCAAAAGTGTATTCAGGATCTATTGAAGACATATTGCCGCGTACGCGCGCATTGACTCTTTGAAGTGCGTCAGCACCGCTTAACTGATATTGCAGCGGGGTAGTTCCTGTTGTTTGAGGTAAAAGCGCGCGCTGAAGCAAATTGTAATTAAATTGTGCGCTTGAACTCATATTCATAGTTCCGCCAGAAGTGCGAGTATCCGTCAAGACAACAGCCAGCGTGAATTGGGTGGTAGATGTAACAGTACATGTTGCGTTTGTCTGGTTAAACCCAGTTCCTGCCGTTCCTGAAGGGTTGCCCGTAGATAGAACGCCAGTAATTGTTACTAATTGTCCAGTTACAAGCCCGTGTGCGGTTGAAGTCGTATAAGTGATAACGCTTGTACCAGTCGCAGACGCGGCTGAGATAGACGCTGTGCTGCTACTAGCCAAAGTAACAATAGACATAGTAATTGTGCGACCAGCCAAGAAATCGTTACCAGAAAACATACCGTCTGAATAGCCTCTGTTGTCGTCTTGATTACGTATCGCAGGAAGCGCCTCAAGCCCTTGAACATCAGATATTGGGTGAGCAGATCCCGCGCCAAATACGTAGTTGTTCCAAGCAAACGAGTAGTTACTTAGTGAGGTTACAGTCATTAGATCAAACTCCCTGCTGAACCTTTATTGCCTGCGCTGTATAATCCAGATCCTGCGTAACCAAATTTTATAGCGCTTACGGTAGCACTTTGAATATCTGCAGCACTTGTTTGACCGTTCACATTGTTGGTCTGATTAACAATTAATTGTAAATCACGCTTAGTCATAGCATCAGTAGATACCCCAAGCGGAGTTACGCCAGCAACATAAGGTGCGGCAGGGGAGTTAGCCATAACCGATACGCTGGCGCTCGCGCCCGACATACCCGCAATCTGAGCAGCGGTCTTAGCCAATTCTTTCTGAAGTGTTGCTAACTTGTCCATTGTATCTTTTTCAAGTTCAGTTATTGCCGTGTTAAAATCTTTTTGCGCTTCAAACAAAGCATCTTTTAGGCTAACCGCTTCTTCATCAAGCGCAACACGCAAGTTTGAATTGATAGTCTTGAAAGTGTTTTGTAGTTCTGTTTCAACATTGTTGTATTCGTCCATAAGTTCTTGCGTAGCAAAACTGGTTGATGTACTCATTTGTTTAGCAAGAGAGTCAAGCCCGTATTTGCTTACATCTTCAAGCCCGTAGAATAAATCCTTGAGTTGCGCTTGAGTCTCAGGAGATGAACCCAAGATAGCCTGCGCCATTTGAGAACCAATCTCTGGTCCATTTTTAACTATGTCTTGAATAAAAGTTTGAGAGTATCCAGCAGCCGCTAGTGCGTACGCATCAGATTTAAGTCTGTTGATAGCAACAAACTTTTCTTTGAGTTTTGCTACGAGTCCAGCGCCAGTCTTGTCTGAGTCTTTGAACATATCGGCAAGATCAAAAGCCGCGCCAGCAAGAAACGCTGAACGCAACATATCTTGACTTTTTTTGATAATGCTAATGCGATCCTCTGAAGCCTTGATCTCAGCGTTGTTGCGATCTTCAAGCGCTTTGTTTTCAAGCGCTGCAATCCGCTTGGCTGAGTCAATCTTGAGTTTTGCTACCTTGTCGTCATAAGCGGCTGTGATTTTTATACGCTTATCGCTTGAGTCAGATATAACGCCGTTCATTTTGTCGTATGTACTTTGTACATCGTCATACAGTTTGGCAAGCGCTTCTTTTTGTTTTTTGGCTTCAGCAATCTCTTTGGCGGTTGGAACTTTGCCTTTTCCAACCTTTGGTTTTACTATGGCTTCAAACGCAGATCCAGATAAACCAAGTGCCGCGTTGCTAGCGCCTTGATCTTGTTTAACTGCTCCTACGTTTTTAGCAAAATCTTTCATATTGTCTGAAGCGCCGCGTATGGCTTTTGCTACACCGTCAAACTTGCTTCCAATGCCAGGAATGTGGCTTGCTGCTTCAAATACAGTAGCAATAGCGCCAATAAACTGACCAAGCGCCCCAACCATAGCCGAGAATATTGTGTTGATTGCTTTTCTAAACGCATCGCTGCGCTTATATAGTTCGTACAATCCAACAGCAACCGCACCAATAGCCAAAGCAATAGCAACAAACGGGTTGATTGCTAATACTGCGTTCAATATCGTTGTTGCTATTCTTGCAGCATTTACGGCAAGCGTGTAAACACCCCAACCAGCAGCAAAAGCAAGTACGGCAATCGTAAATACCTTCACGTCATCGCCGTGTTTAGCAAGCAAGTTACCGAACGCTGCTAGTCCAGAAATCAAAGGTTTCATTATGAGCAAGATTGCTTGGAACACAGGTAACAATCCAGCGCCCAAAGCCGCTTTTGCGTTTTCCATTTGAGCCTGAAGGATCTTCATTGTGTTAGCAGTACCGCTTGCTGTGCGCTCAAAGTCTCCCTGAGCCAATTTTGTTTGTTCCATTACCAACGCGTATGTAACTTGAGATTTAATCGCTGGATCCATTACGCCTACGATCTTGCCAAAGCCCATTTCCATAGCCTTGTTGCGTAGCGTCACATCATTGACCGCAACGCCATATCTTTTAAGCGGTTCTGTCTCACCAGATAGCCCTGATCGCAGCGCATTGATAGCATCTTCAACGGAAGTGTTGTTGAAAGAAGCGAGATCGCCAGCCAATTTAACAAGCGTGGTGGACATTTCAGTTGCTTTGCCTTGACCGATACCAAACGCTTGAAACAAGTTGCCGTATGTTCCAGCGGCTTCAATGGCTGCTTGCTTAGATATACCGATACTTGTAGCAGACTTGTTACCAAACTCTTCAACCGCTTTTGCGTTCTGACCAAACACTACGTGCATCTTGGACAGCGACTCGTTCATGTTACTTGCTGCCATAACAACATCTTTACCAAATTGAACAACCTGAGTTGCAGCAAAAGCCACGCCCATAGCCCCAGCCATACGCTTAGCGTTGGCGACCATATTGCTCATACCTGTTGAGGCAGTTTTGACTGTGCTATCTAAACCCTTGACGCTCGCTTCAGCCTGAGCCATGCCTGCTTTGAGTTGAGATACATCGGCTTGGATTTGAACTAGAATTGGGGGAATTGCGCCAGCCATTTTATCCCCTCACTACTTTGATAAAAGCACCAGTAAATATACGGTTAAGTGTACCGTTACGAGACAAACTATCCGCTGCTGGCGTCATGTAAGGGAACTTCACGCCGCTTTTCCAGACAGGATTACCTAATTCAATAGCGCGCGCGTACTCAGCGCTAGATCCGATTACCGCGCTGTAACTCTTAAAGCCTTTGATTGGTCGTTCAGCCTTGATGTTGTTTACAAGGTTGCCTGTAACTACGTTTGGACCTTCACCTGTACGTGGACCAATGTGCGGTTGTCCAGCCGCGTGAGATCCAGTATTGGCGTTCACTTTAGCCTGACCTTCAATCGCAAGTGCAGCCTGATAGGTGGCGGTCATAGCGGCAGCGTCAATTCTTTCATCAGCAATATCAAATCCTTTTAATACTTCAGCAAGGTTAGTGACTTTTATGCGACCACTCATTTGTCCAACCGTTCTGCCCTCACTTTGTCTATTGTAGTTCCAATAGCCAATAGCCAATCCGCCGTTTTGGCGGGTAAATCATCTACCTGATCTGGTGTCCAACCAAAGCGATCAGCCATTTGATAGTAAAACCATTGTTCATCAGGGTAATCAAAGTCTGCGTGTCTGTGACCGCCCTCAAGCAGAAACTTTAGGCGTTGGAGTCGCCTGTAATCGCTTTTGGGTCTGCCTCATTCTGATCTGTTTCAGACAGGCTTGGGAACAAAGACTTCTGCGCTTCTTGAGTCTCCGCAACAAGGAAGTCGTAGTCTTTCATTTCAAGTTCGTCAAGGCTATCAATCTTGATTGACGGAATGAGTAGATCAAACGACCACTCTTCAATCAACATAGCCAACAACGCATCGCCTAGTGCTAATGCTTTGGACAAATCGCCTTCAGCCTTATCTGCTGCGCGCATTACATTCTTACGATCCTTGACGCGTAATTCTGCTGGATCTTTCAACGACACAGATGCGCCTGACGGTAATTTAAGTGTTCTTTTCATACTTGCCTCCTAGTGTTTGCCTTCACTTATCCTACAAGATAGGGCATTGGGGCGCGAGATTGCGGGAAGGCGTACGCAATCAACCTGACCGCCCCAATGCTTGATCTATTACTGGTAAGTACCAGATGCTTTGGCGTTCTTGAGTTCCCACTTAATAGGTGAGTAACCAGAAGTTGCGCCAGCGTCAGTTGTGTTTGCTTGACCATTGATATCAATAGTAATCTGAACAAAATCAGCGCTGCGCTCAATAGCGGCTGCTACGTAAGCACCCTTTGTAAGAGTTGCCTTGACTTGAACAAGCGCTGCGCCTGCTCCAGAAGTCCAGAGAAGCACGATTGCTGGCTGAGTGTTTGTGAGGAAACGGGTTAGTTCTGTGTTTGCTTCCATAACAAAAGTGATTTTGCCTGTAACTTCTAATGGACCAGCAAATACATTAAACGGGTTCTGTGTATTGCTGATGCCGTAGATAGGTGTTACTGGGCGCTTCATGTCAATGTTGCCGCTGATAGCGTTGCTTACAGTAGATCCTGCAAGAGATACAGTTCCTGTCCAGACTGGCTGAGGTAGCACGGCACTGAAAGAAGGAGTAGGTGTTGCGGCTGAGGCTGAAGCCCAACCAATCGCCTTTGTATCGTACTGAAGCAATCCGTCAGCGTTGAACTTGAGTGAGAAGTCGCTGATCTGAATTCCTGGGTATGCGCGAACATCTGCTGCGTAAAAATCAGTTAGTGTGAACGATGTTGGTGATACATCTGAGCCTGTTGAAGCACCGTTTTCTACGGAGATTGTGTGAGTGTAAGGCGCTGAAGCACCTGTTGTAGCCACGTCACCAAGCAAACCAGCGATTGAATAACCAATAGTGTCTGCAAATACAGCGCCACCAAAATCAAAAGTTGAACGGGTGCGCCCTGGGATGTAAGCGTAATTGACTACGTTAGATCCGCGAAGCCCTTGATCGTAAAGTGGATCAATGATATCTACTGGCTTGAGAGTATCAACCATGACGGGAATAAAGTCAGTAGGTGTTACTGGCGTTCCCTTTGTAACTTCTTTCGCAATACCTAAGTAACTGCGTACGGATGCTTGAACTGACATTACTTCACCTCATCTACTGTTGTGTCTGGCGCGGCAGACTTTGCTGGTGTTGGGATTGACTGTGTTGGTTGAACAAAGTCTTTTGGTGCGTCAAACTCATCGCCTGACTTAACGGTAATTCCAAGCGTAGGGAACACACGCTCATCTTCACCTGTGTATTTGATCTTCATATTTCTCCTATGCTTGGATCATTTCGGTTGCGTCAAATTCTATCTCAGCAAAGATTTCCGTAGCGCCTTCTTTGCTTGTTACAGGCTCGCCGTACCTTGCGCGGATCTGAGGTTCAGCGCCCTGCCACACTAAAGTGCCTGTTGAGTCACCGAAGTTATGGTCTGAACGTAGTCTTGTTTTGATTGCGTCCACCAGTGTATCAAAATCAGTCATACAATCTTCAGCGTTTCTTTGTAGTGAATGCTGATATATCTGAACAATAATTGTGTAATCAACGCGTTTCCAGCCGTTGGTTGCGCCGCCAATAGCAATACGACTTTCTGTCTCTGAGACTATGAAGATTACGGCGGCAGCGCGAGACATCTGACCCGCTGTTGCCCCTACTTGAAAATCAATACGCTTTGGGAACGAAGTAAATACTTGATTGAGGTTTGTGATTGCGGGAGTAGATAAGAATGAATACAGCGTAGCCCGTACGCCAGTACGCCCTGCCATTATCTGATCCTGCGGTACGCGTTGATCATGTCTAGTGCGGTTGCGAGATCCGAACTGTAACGCTGGGCATTCCCAGGGTTTGCTGTTGCTTGAGTCGTAATGTTCATCGTCATTGAACTATCTCCACGCAGCCTGATAAAAGCCGTTGTAGCCACAATACAAGCCTGTTTGATAGCGCTAGGCAGATTGCTCACATTGACCCCTGAAGTATGGCTATAAGCCAACGCTGAGGTTATAGGAATGGTTGTAGATCCGTATGAGTAACCAGACGCAACTGTGACTACTTCGCTGCTTGCCCCGTCATAGATGCGATACGAGTCACCTGGAGTAAAGCCTGAGTAATCCTTGACCGTAAAACTTGTTGCGCCCGCCGTAGCGCTCACAATGCTTGTATTGGCGTATCCCGCCGCGTACTGGTATCTGGTGAACACCTGAACTCTTGGTCCATTTGGAGTTCCAAAGGCTAATGGTCCAGCGCTTGAGTATGTTGTAGCCATATCAGATAGCGGAATGATGATCTGCTGATCTTCAAACCAAGCCTTGGAGCAGTCAGTCAAAGCAGTTAAGTTGTTCGGGGTAGTTCCGTACTGAAAACTTGTAAGCGAGATGATTGGATTGTGGTTTGGGTGCAAGGCTATGTAGCCGTTACCGCCAATACGCACTCTCTGAGTCTCAATGCGCTGTTGAGCGTTCAAATCTTGGTTCAAATACTCGTTCATAAACGATGTAGCGCGCAATATGACGTTAGCCAACTCAGCATCTTGGGCTGCTGCGTTGCCGCCAATGACTAGGTTGTTGATATCAATAGATGTTGGCGCGTTCTTGTACTCAGCAACGCTGATATAAGGTTGCTCAAATAAAGAATTGTTATTGACGCCGACAGCCATGGTTATTCTCCGTCTCGCTCAGGCGTTCCGTTGGTGTGACCGCATCTTGAACACTTGCGGAACCAAGATCCAAAGCCACATTCTACGCAAGTAAAGCCTCTTGTGGCGTCACCTTGAGTATAAGGGCTAAGTGTTGCTTCAAAAAATCCTTCTGATTTCATTGCGCGCGCCGCACTTGCACTTTCTACGTTATAGATCCCGCCCTTGTCTGGTCTATACGATACGCCGCCTACGTCAGTTATCTTCACGCCTTTGTCTGGTGCTACCAATCTTGCCATGTGCCTCTCCCTTTACCTAAGAGTGAGGGAGTGCGCCCCGAAAGACGCACCCCCCACCGCCTTACTTATTCAGTTAATTACGCTGAGACAATTCCTGAAACTGCGCCGTTCCATGCTGGAGCAGTACAGAAGAAAGTGCCACGGAAGTATGTGCTGAATTCATAAGCGAACTGAGTTACTGGCCATTGAATACCCATGTAATCCTGAACCATGAAGTTAGACCATACGTCTGAAACCTCTGTGTCTGGGATTGGAAGGGTGAACGATAGAACTGGAGCAACGCCAGAGTTCAACCAAGGATGAACCATGATATCTACTGACTTGCCTGTTACTTCGTTCTGGAGTCCAGTCACGATAGAACCGTATGTAGTTCCTGAAGTTCCTGGGTTATCAATAGTCAGACGATAGTTGGCTGTTGAACCTGACTTGATCGCGTCTGAAAGTTGCTTGCGATCATTACCGTTCATTAGAACCATATCTGGATCAGCCTTTACGTTCTGGTACAAGTTAGCAAAGACAGTCTGGAATTCTGCACCTGGGTTAGATGTTGAGAATGTGCTGTTGATTGCGTTGTTGAAGCCAGAGTTAGCGCCAAGTACAGTAGGCAAGATGCCGTCATAACCTGTTGCGTATGCTGATGTATCTGATGATGCACGTGAAGCAGCAGCGCCGCCTGTTGTGAGTGCAGCATTGTTGCCTGTTAAGCCCTGTGTTCCAGCGCCCTGAATTGTGAAAGTACCAGTTCCCTTGAGAGTTCCCTGATACTTGAGGTTTGCTGCGCCTGTTGTTGTTCCAACATAGATGTTGTAACCAAGTGCGCCTGCTACTGGTGTTGAAACAGTGACAGTCAAAACCTGACCTGATGTAGTTGTCTGAGATGTTTCAGTTCCAAGAACTGACTCACCAAAACCGTTTGCAGAAATACCAGCATCAGCAGTTACGTTGATGTAGTAAGTAGTTGCTGCAATCGCAGTTTGACCTGTCGCTGCTGTTGCAGCGCCTTTTGTGAAAGTTGGTGCTGATATTGCGCCAGAGTAACCTGAAGCAGTACCGCGAGCCATCAACATCATACGTTCTTCCATAAGCATTGTTGCGTATAGGGTTGAAGTAGATGAAAGTTGGCGTAGATCCTGATATCCCAAACCAGAGAAGTTTGCATCAAAAGATACGCTGTCTGATAGTGAGTATGAGTTGTACGGCAATACTAAATCATCAGCAGCGTAAGAAATCTTTGGACCACGTTCGTAGTTAATAGATCCGAATGCTGTTGTTGTTGACTCAGTAATTCCTGGCCATGTGTTTCCTACGCCGCCTGTACCTGTACCTGTATAGCCAGTGATGCGCTTTACGCGGTGTGAAGTACCAACGCCCTTTTTACGGGGAATACGGTTGCGAAGTGGTGTTGGACGTGGTGTAAGCAACTTTGCAGGTGCTTCCAAGTCAAACGCCGCGAATGATGATGAGAGTGGTGATGTAAGGCTAATGTCTTTCTGAATATCCTGCATAGCAAGACGCTGTGCTGAAAGAGCATTGTTCAATCCTGCAAGAGCATCTGGAGATAGTGACTTGCTGATAGCAAGTTGCTCAAGAGCCTGCATTGGATCTACTGCTGGTGCTTGACCAGGAGTGGTTGCTGCGCGTGATAGTGACTTGCTGAGTTCAGTTGTGAACTCATCCATTTTCACTGCTGCGTCCATTGCTGATGAGTCACCAAAGAGATCGGTAGCGCGTGGCATTTCCGCCATTTTGGTTCCTTTCGGGTTGGAGTTGATTACTTGTTAAGGTCTTTGTCTGCTTCAGCGATGAACTTATCCGCTAGAAGTTTGTAGCCCTTAGCAAGCGTTGGGTCTGTTGTTGCTGCTGCTTTCGCTTTGTAGGTAGCCGCTTTGATTAGCAAATCATTTGAAGTTTCTCCAACTGGCTTTGCTGTTCTACGTGGACCACCAGCCACCGCGAGAGATTTGGCAATATTCAACTCTGCTTCTAAGCCCACTGCTTTCTCCTGCGCTGCCTCTTTTGCAGCGACAAGGGAAGCAATCTCTGACTTGAGTGCCTTTGTTGCGCTATCAACCACTTGCTCTACTATGGCTTCAATATCCGCTGACTTATCATCATCGGAATTCTTTTTTGTTTCTTTAGGTAGTTCCTGATCTTCAAGTTCTGTGACTTCAGCAGACTTCATTGTTCCGTCTGGTGTGATCATTTCAGCCGTTGATACATCTGAGCGCCCGTGTGAGTCTTGCGGTACGCCGCAGCCACATTCTAAACACTTGTGTGTTTCTTCAACCGCTTCTTCAATAACTACTTCAGCGTCATCTTCAACTACTGTTTCATCTGGGTCTGCTTCTTTGTCTGCGCTATGACCTTTGCACATTGCTTTGTCGCAACCGCCAGCGCTCATACACTTCATGCAACCAGCGCACTTGCAGTCTGCTGTTGCTTTGTAAGTATCGGCAGCCATTTCAATCATATCTTCAGTTTCTTCCATAACTTCCCCCTCTGCTTTCTCCCCTTCGTACCAAGCAAAGAGGTGGTGTACTGCTGCTAGTAAGTGAGACAACGACATTTCTTCATTGCCGCCTTCTTCAGCCATTTCATTTGCTTCAATAGCAATTAAATTGGCAAGCGCTTTGCGGGCTGTGTCGTAAGTCTGTTGATCGTACTTGAGTACGTCAGGTGCAAGGTAAGACTTTGATACTTCTACCAAATCTTGGGCTGTCGTCATGTCGTACTCCATTTCAGTCTGATCTAATTGTAATGATTTTTTTACTTTACGCTTGTACTTTCCGCCGCGCTTTTTGTATTCTCTTACTAACCAAGCGTTAGCGTACGCTGAAGGATATACGTCAAACTTAGCCTTAGCCTCAGCCTTGACGCGGTTATACAAATCTTTGTCTGCTGGCTCTGAATTGTCGCCGCCTTCGTGTAGCGCTTCGTAGTCAGGCTTATCTTTCTTTGTAATCTCAATAAGATCCTCAACCTGAACCAAACTCTCTTGCCCGTCAGCAGACTTAGCCAACATCAACTGGCAGTTAGGGTTTGCTGGGCGATCAACGAGCGATACTTCAACAATTTGTCCGTCCACGATACGCCCGTTTGACGCTGCCTTGTCGCGTGTGACGCGCGGGTTCTTGATACCAATACTAAATCCCTTGAGTACGCCTGTCTCAACCTTCTTGACTGAAATAGGATCTACTACGAGTGCAGATATGTAATGTCCGTCTGCTTTTGACTCATATTCTTTGGCTACGCCTGCCGCAATAGATGAGTGCTGTTCACGAATATTGCCGCCAGACTTGAACCAAGCAGGCATAGCGCGGTTCAACCAATCTGAGTCGCAAATCTGTTGGTCAATGTCAATGCTGTCGTCTGTTGCTTTACCGTAAACAGTGAGAGTACCGTCTGAGTTGCGATCTGCTTTCTCAATCCCAAAGTATGATGTTGTTAGATCGGTCATTGTTGATTTCTCCTTGTTTTCTTGTTCACGTATAACTCGTTTAGCCCAAGCCCAACCAGCATCGCCGCCCCAAAGCAACCAAGCAACGTAACCAGCGCTGTCTTTGCCCCAGCCTTCACCTTTTTTGTCCACCTCATGGCGAGCAAAAAAAGAATTCATACGCTTGAGCGTGTCTAATGATAGCGCTGCACCGTTGGATAGATCCCGCGCGCGAGCAACACCAACTTCAGTTCCGCCTCTGTTGTACTTTGCTCTTAATTCTAATCCGCGCTTTGCGTTTGACCGTACCGCTTGCGGTGGTACAAATCCTGCACTTTTTCCGATCTCTGGTTCATTGATATACAACGCGGCTAATTGCTTCTTGGCTGCGTCTTTTGTATTGTGGCAGCCCATTACTGTGCCGTCACTATCCTTGACTACTGGATAACCCTTGCAGCCATAACTACCCTGCTCGCCAATGTGATAAGGCATGATTACGCTGAGTAAGTCACAATACAAGCGCCAGCCGCTGTTTGAGCCGCTGATATTGCGTAAACCTTATCTCCGCCGTTAAGCCATAACTGGAATGAACTTGTTGTCGCTATTGGTCGCCCAATAGTCGCACCTGAAGTTGTGATTGTTGTATCGCCAATGTAGATAGCGGATGAGTGATTGTTGTAAATTTGAATTGCAATATTACGTCCAACGCTAACGGGTATATCCGCAATCAAGGTTGCTGTTGTTTGAACTTGGGTGTTAAAGTGTTTTAGCGCCATGTTATTCCTCAATCCATTCTATCTTGACGTGAGATAAGGCTTGCTCAAGAGATTTGCTTACATTATCAGATTGCGACAATAAACCGCGCCTGTTTGCTTCATCAATGCCGTACTGCAACCCGCAAGCCGCGTCATACAGCACTATATTGTCTGACACTTTCTTGTAATCTACCAGCCCGTCATAAAATAGTTCGCTCATTTCCAGTCATACTCCTTAGCCATAGCCAATGTAAGCGGATTGGTTGTCTTGCCTTCGGTTAGCACCCATTGAGCCCAACACTCAGCGTAAGACTCAGCCGCATTTGTCTTTCCGTAGTCGCTCAAGTATTCCCTGCCTTCTTGTTTAATCAACTGATTGATTTTCTTGTCCGCTGCCGCCACTTCAAAATTACCAGCCAACTTCTCTCTTGCGTGACCCCATTCGTGCGCAAGAACGTAATCCATTGTTGTAGTGTCTGAAGCAACCTTCATGTGCCAAGCGCGTTCTCTGTCTGTTATCGCTACGGGTTTGAGCGTAAGTGCGCGCGGTTTTAACCAAACTTTTGCGCCTTGGAGACTTCCGCGTACAGCCATAGCGCGAACATTAGGCTTGGTTGGATACTGAATATTAAATTCATCGTTTTCTATAAATATCTGCGCCAAGCGTAACGGGAAGCCTTCCATTTGGCGATCTACGGCTTGTAAAATTGCTTGCGGGCTTACTTCTAAACCAGCCATTTCGCTTTCTTTGAAGTAAACGGTAGTCCAGCCATTTGTATAGACAACCTTACCTTTGACCATTCTGGCGTCTTGATCTAGCATCCACTTCTTTTGATTACCTTGATTGACCCAACCTTTGTCTGTAACCCGCGTGTTGTAGGTAATGTTGTTCCACATACGCCTTCTTTGTTCCATAGCAAACCGAGCAGCCTCACCTGTTAGCGCCTCACTCCATTGACCAGGCTTGTGAGCGTATTCAATTTCTAACTTTTGAGCAACAGTAAGTTTTGGTGTTGGTTCTGCTTTTGGTGTTGGCTCTTTCTTTGGCTTTGGTACAGGTACAGTTGTAACGCCGTGTTCCGTAGGCGCAGCGTATTCACTAAAGTCTGGAAGCAACGCACACCGACAATGAGGGTGAGCAGGCGGCTGATCGTTACCTGACGGGAATGACCCACCTATCTTGATTACAACGCCATTGTTTGGCGCGCACTTCTCGCAAGCAACAGATCCGCCTGCGACTGATAAAACCGTCATCCACTTCATTGACTCCAAGCCAGCATCTTTGTATCGTGTTACGGCTGCTACGTTCAATACGCGGCTTGTCTCTGTGATAGCAATAGTTAGCGCGCGAGCAGGATTACCTACTGCATTGTTAATAAGTTTGGCGGCACTTGTTGGAGACAACCCCAGTTCAATACTGTCTGCGAGCGCTGTACCAATACGATCCATGCTGGTCTTGTCCATGCCCTTGAGAGCAATACCCATATCATCAAGGATCTTTTGAAAGGCTTTTGGTTTGCGCAACATAAGCGCTGCAACCCTGTCGCCTGCTTTCCACTTTGACCAATCAACCGTACCTTCTACGGCTTTCATAGCCTGTCGCCCTTCAAACAAGGCTTCCCCTGCTGCGTCATCGCCCAACACCCAAGCCTCAGCCCAAAGTCGGATCAACGCTGTTGCTAATGCGTCATTGTTAAATCTAATGTTCATGATCGCCCATGCGCGCGCGCGGGCGCGATCTTGGGTCATGTTGCCTGACGCGTGAGGTTGGCTTGTCTGATAGTCGTCAAACAACTGCTTTGCGTCTATTGACTGTCGCAGCGCCGCCCTGATCTTAACTGCGTTCTGTGCTGCAACGCGCCCATCAACTTCGTGAGCGCCCCATTTCACGTCAAATACGCTTTCGCAAGTGCTTTGGCTGTATCCAGATCCCCGTCAAACGCGCA